AGGGAATTTTTACTTCTCTCTGCTTCGCAATTCGTGAATTTTGGCACAAGCTAGAATCTGTTCCACTCTCAGCACAACACTTCCAATCACAATAGCAGGTGCAGAGAAGTAAAGCAGGTTTCTTATAATCTTGAAACACCTCAACAATGTCTTTTAATCGAATACTGTCATAGAAGCCACCTTTAAAACAGATCATCATTGAGATCATAGAAATATCTCCTATTAGCTTCTGCTTTACGAGCTTTTGAATAACTGCTTCTAGGAGTTAAGAATCCTACGATTCTCATTACTTCATCTTTCTTCTTTGCTCCACACTCTGGGCAAATCTCTCCAAAGAATCCATGTCCATTCTCACACACAGATATCTTCTTATTAAAGGCGAAGTAGATAACTCCTTGAGCTACAATCTTATTCAAAATACTCCAAGCTTGTTCTTTACAAGTGAAATCACCAGAAATGTTTACGTGCATAATCTGACCACCACCACACTTCTTGTCGAGAATAGCACCAAGTCTGACTTTTTCACTCATAGTACACTGTTCATCAAGAGGAATCCACTGATTACCGTACAGATATTTGGAAGTCACTTTATCACCAAAGAGTTCTCTATCTTTAGTTAAAAGAATAACAGCACATCTCTCCGCAGGAACAGCTTCAATATTGATTGAGTAATCAAACCCATAAGAATCTTTCTGAGCATTTATCTCATCCATAATCTGGACAGCAAAAGAAAGACCTTCATCATTATAGGAATAGTTCCCAAACTCATCAATATCAGTGCCACCTAAATGTCTTACTGCTTCAAACATTCCATTGATACCGATTGTGTTATACTGGTTCTTCAACTCAATCAGCTTGTAAGTATAGTTTGGAAGAAGTCCTTTCTCAATATTTCTACTGATGATTCCTCTTATACAGTCAAGAGCTTTCACACAAGTGTCCACTCTTTCATGCAGAATCTTAAAGTACTTCTCTTTATCACCATCACACTCAAGCGCAATTCTGGCAAGATTGATAGTGTTCACTTTCACAGAGCCAATCTTTAGCTGAGTTCCACCAATAGAATTGATAAATCCAGTAAGCTTGCTGAAATCATTTACAAGTCTGCAACAGGAAGAAAGACTGGTAACATCCGTATCACTAAAGAAGTTGCTGTCTGCCCAAATCATGTTATGCTCACAGCACTTTTTAGCGTATTTTTCATCCTCAAACACACTGTAATCATAATCTCCCACACGACTCATATCAATGTCCTGCTTTTTGAGCAAAGAAAAAGTCAGAACAGGGAAAGTAAACATAGTCTTCTTCCGTGTTCTTGACACTTCTCTAAGGAATGCAAGCTGATATTCCAGAATATCATCAATATAATTAATGACAGGTGTGCCATCTGGGAATACTCTTTCACCAAACATTTCAGTCAGATAATAGCTATCCATGATTGTAAAGTTGGTAAAAGCACTCTGATTAATGCGGAGATAAGGCTGATTCAGACCATAAATAATTTCTTGGAATCCTTGATTCATATAGTATTCTGGCGAAACAAGATAGTAATTATTTTCTACATCATGTTTCCAGAAGTAATATGAATAGATCAAAAAGTCTGGAAGTCCACAAGCACCAGAAGTACGATTGGAAGTCCATGATACAAACTCAAGAACATCCCTCACATAAGTCATAAGGTGTTTAGGGGATTCACTCTTAAAATCTGTCACAAAATAAAGTCCTCTATTAACTAGGTCTTCAAGTGTATATGCAAAACAATAAGGCTTAAAGCTAGCCGAATAACTATCATGAAGATAGGAAGCTCCATTCCACTCTTCTTCTAGCACATATCAGCAACTTCTTGCCCATACTTCTTATACAGTTCATAATAAATTTTATGCAAAGATAACAACTTTTTATGCGGTTTTCCCATCTCAGTATCTAGGGAGCAAATATCTTTGGTTGAAGCGTTTGCATTGCCATCAATCGTAGCATCTGCAAGGGTTTTCTCTTCCACAAAGTTATTAATGAAAGTTGTGAAGTTCAGATTTTCTTCATGCAGACCATTCATTTTTGCAAAACTTTCTGGATATTTATGCATTACCTCATTCAATTTGTCCACAAAGGGAGCAAAGAGGTTCATAGTTATATTAAACCCCTTAGTATCTTGGTTGTTCATGGTTTTAATTCTCCTTCACTGAATTAACTATATCCTTGAATTTGACTATTGCTTCACTAAACTTGTAGACTTTATCGCCTACTTTGAGTACTGGTGCAGTCTTGAAACCTTGCTTCATGATTTCATCTACATCAGTAACAAGCTCATACTCTACTCCTGCATTGTCTAGTTTCTTTTTAAGGGAATCACATCTGGGGCATCCTGTACTGTACAAAGTCACACTCATTCTTCACACCTCCTTTGAACAAGTAATTTTACATCAACCCATGAAGAAGGAACGAAACCATAATATCTGCTGTCATAACTATCAGCTTTATTATCTCCGACAAAATAAAAGAAAAGGCCATCATCTGTCTCTTTGATATTGGCAACTCTTTTCACTACTTTTCGCTGACCATTCTCTTTCATATTGTAAACGAGAACGTCACCTACTTTTATTTTCTTGAGATTAAAGATTCTAGTTCCTAGGACAACTTCATCATTTTTGTAGGTGGGATACATACTTGACCCACAAATTCTCATGAAGGGAAACAGATATTTCAGAACTAACAGAACAGCTACCACAATCAGTACAATAATAACAGGACTCATTTGAACTTTCTCCTTCCAACAATTTTTTCTACTTCCACGAGATTAAAGAAATCGTCAAGAGATAGGCACACATAATCCTTAGCGGAATTATACTGATGAAATATCACAATAGGAACTCTGCCTTTAGGACAATCTTCTTCAGCTTGGTCAATCCACTGCTTCAACTGCCAAGTCTTCTGGTTCTTACACTCAATATGCACCAGAAGCATCTTCTTAGTATCGACAATGGTAATATCCCCTCTGTAATCGTCTGCTTTCTCTGACTTCTTTGCAAATCCACCACTTTGAGGTGTTCGCTTCAACTCTACTCCATATCTTAGCTGAAACTTCTTCGCAATTTCTCTCTCGTACTGTCCACCTTTGCGTTTCGCATTCTTTCCTCTTCGCACGTTCTCTTCATGTTTAGAGTGTGCTTCTGCTCCGGTTGGTGTCACTTTCAGTTTCATGATAACTACTTCCTTTCTGCTATGATGCTTTCCGTAATGGATGTTTAAATTATAGCCGCTCACAGCAGATTCGTCAATTGAGATGAGGTGGAGAATTTTTACTCCACCTCTAAATATTGTGCATATTATTTTGCAGTTATCTCCATATATAGGTGTCTAAGTCTTTCAAGCAGTTCTAAAATTCTTGGAGACTCCACATTTCTCATGGTGAGAATGTCTTCACAATAATTCAGATACCACTTAGCTTTATCTAAATCTTCTTCGCCATTCTTATTCTTGTACCGCCACATATACTTGAAAGCATTGGTCAGACAGAAATAACACGTTCCAATATCACCAAACACAAGGCTCATAGCTTGAATGCATTCTATTGAACAAGTGTCCGCATAATGAACTGGATGTTCAACATTGTTGACCTTTTTCTTCTCACTCATTTTTCATACCTCCGAAAGCTTTAGGATCATAATAAAGTCTGCCCTCAGACTCAAAATACAAATTCTCAACAATCTTACTCATAGCTTCCTTCATCTGAGGATGTGGCGCACCAGTAACTCCATTAAAGCGAAGATCAATAATGTGTTGCCACTCTGCTTCATTTGCAGTAATAATCAATTCAGTCTTCAGACTATTAGGAAGAACAGACCTTGCTTCTTGTGGTGTAGCACCTTTCTTAATCATTCTAAAATAAGCTTGCTCTGATTCTTCACATGATCTAAGCCAATCAGTATAACAACTATCATCCCACAGAACGGTATCTGGTGTATCTGGATTCCGATCAAAGAAACAAGGTTTAATCACAGTAATTTCATTACCAAACTTATCTTTAGAATAATTACAATACCTTGTACTCTCTTGTGCAAAATTGCAAACTCTATGTCTCACAAATTCATGGCTCACACCACGATCACAGATGAACAAAACAGTATGAGTCCTGTGCTTCATAGGTTCTTGTACAGTACAGGCATAACCACAGTCTTCAAAGTCATTCTGCATTGATTCTATGAACTCATCCTCTTCAAGCACTTCTACAGGTTCATAATCTTCATTGATATACCACTTTTCAGTATCAAACAATTCTGGAAACTTTCTGGAAATATCTGCCATAGCACGATCAATCACAGAATAATTATGTCCGTTAATATGAGTAAACATATCAACTTTCTCATCAAACTCCAAGAACACTCTTAAAGGTGCTGAAACATAGGTTCTATTAAGACCTGTTACTTGCACAAACTTATCAAACTCACTTACTCCACCATACAGTCTTAAATCATCTGCATATCTCTCAAGAGCTTCTTCCACATCAGACTGCAAAGCATTAATAATAATATGAACCCAATAATGCTCAAGCATAGCATAGTGTTTTCTGTCTACAAGACCTTTCACAAACTTCACAGCACTATCATCCGTGATCTTGTCTAGAGACTTATAACAGGTTCTACCAATCATCTCAATAAACTTATAAGGACTGTTACCCTTGGGAATGATTCTAGCTTCTGGTTTAATAATCTTCATTTTAATCACCTCTTATTTACATTATAATTTCTATTCTCTTCATTAAAATCGCCTGTGCGTCTTGACACTTCACGACTTATCATGAAGATAATATCCTCAATATTGGCAATGTTATAACTGAGCAAACGAACTTTATTCTTACAGTCGCACCACTTTTCATACACAGGTTTGACCTCAGAATCAGAATTTACTTCACGTTCTTTTGCAGTCTCAGAAAGCTTTGTATTAAGCAGTTCCTTGTAAATGGACTCACTAACACTAAGATACTCTAGCCGAGCTTCTTCTGCGTACATTTCAGCATAACCAAGCAGTGTTCTGAGATAAACTTTCTGCTGAGTGAAAGCATTCAGATACTCACCTAAATCTCTGGAATCTACATTAGTTATCTCAGACGGAAGGGTGAGATAATCCTTGTCAATATTCAGAGTGCCACCACTTTCTTTAGGAATAAAGAAATCTACTCCCATGTCAGAAAGCTCATCATGGACTTTATCACAATAACTACGCTTCTCCTTCAACATCTCTTTGGGATTTACTTTTTTCTGCTTCGATACTTTTTTCAATGCCATGATTTCACATCTCCTAACTTGCTTATAACTTGCAATCTAGTTGCAATCCAGTTGCAAATAGTCTTAAAAGCAAATGACAGTCAAATAAGAAAATCCTTATTTTTCAATGGTTTCAGCCATTTTTAATCTTAAGATTAATCTTAAAAT